ACAATTGAAAGCCTTCTATTACATCACCCACGTTAAGTGACTGTTGCAATGTCTTGGCTATATCACTATCTCCTGTAATAGTTTTACCTGTTTCAGGGTCTATGATAGACAATAGGCCAAATGTGGTCTGTTGTTGTGTTCTTGTTTCAACCTTAATGCCGGCTATAGTAGCCATTTTATTTAAGATTGGTGTAGATGATACAACAACTGTTGCAGTATTAAATGTTTTATTAATACTGAGTGACTTGAAATAAACTGAATTGCTCATTTTATTTAATTTTAATTAATGCATTATTGCAGTAATTAGCTGGGGAGCAAAGAGAGCGAGCGCAGCGAGCAGCTGAAGAGCAAAGAATAGTAACATAGATTGATTGTTAATATTGATTGTTTAAGTAAGTAACATTGTAAGGAAGAGTAACAAGAGAGCTTACACTCTCTCATTACAATTCCTTTAAGACTTAGACAGCCTCCACCCAACAAAGGGTAGTTGGTTCTTTGGTTACCATATCCAGCACCAAGTTATCTGTCATTCTAAATCCCTCCAACTCTTGTCCCACATTACAGGTTTTCTGTATGTGTTTAATAGTTGGATGGTCAGCCCGCATAGTCTCGTTTGTCTCAGGGTCTAATAGAGATAAGACACCGAATACAATGTTAGACTGTGACCGTGTAGCCACTTCTTTTCCCAAGATAGTAGTTACCTTGGACGCGAGAGGTGCAGACGACACAATCACGGTTGCTGTGTTTCTCTCAGCATTGATATTTACTTTTCTAAAGTAAACCTTATTTAAATTATTCATAATAATGAATTAATTGGTGGAAATTTACGGGGGGATACCCTACCACAAAAATTAGCTGGGGAGCAAAACCATAGTACATCTCAACAATGCCATACACACTATTTTTTTGGTGGAAAAATTTTTTTTTATTAGGCGGGAATAAGGTTGAGGACTATTTACTTTCAAATATTCTATTAATTTTGTATATTAGAGTATAGAGTTATTCACCAAAAATAAAGAACACATGAGTGACTATGATGAATATGACGATCATGATGATGAGAGTATGGACCCTATGCAGGAGATTAAGCGTAGGCAAGAAGATGAGTTAATATTGGCAGATGCATTCCGCAACTCATACCGTATCCTTACAAATGAAATAACGTTTAATGATATGCTGGATAATAAGTTTGATGAGAACTTAACGGCTGTCTTGGCGTTTGATCCTGAAGAAGGGCCTATGTTATATGAGTTAGAAAACATGCTTCATTATTATGTGGATAATGAGGAGTATGAGTGTTGCGTAAAAATTCGTGACATTATGCACGAAAAGTTTCCAGAGACTGTAGGTTAAAAATTTTAGGTTAAAAATGTTAAGTATACTTAGGAGTGTATTAATTGTAGCAATATCTTTTCTGGCTTATACTAGTTCTGCTCAGTGTGATGTTTATATATCCCCTGGATCAACTCAAGTAATCGATCATAATCCGGGTATCTCGTTTGCATTTGAAATTCAAAATGATGATATCGTACCATACACGGGAGGATCTCTATATATGGATTGGACACTATCAGGATTTATTTCGGGTCCTGTCTGGGATTTTAGTTTAGGTATATTACCCATTCCTGCGGGTGGTTCAAGATATATCTCCACACCCATATTTGATATTCCCCTACCAGCAAATGTTCCAGGAAACTGGACACCTTATGGGGGATGGACCGGAACTTCTTATATATCATTTTTTAAACTTGCTTTAGAATCCAATGGAGAATGCTTTCAATGGGTTTTAAACAATGATGGGACTTGGTGGGATGAACCTCTAAGTGATGGGTGTCTTAATCCTAATGGAGATAATTTCTGTAATGATGGTTGTAATATAGAATTAGTGGACTTTGATTTAGGGACTGGAGAGATAACTTTAATCCCACATTCCACCTATTGCCCAAACATAGGGAGCCCAAGTTGGTGGGCGCAATATCCCTATGAGGATCCTTTTATTTTTGGGTTTGTATTAAATTTTAATTTCGGTGGCAACTCTATTAATATTAGTATAGGAGGTCAAGACATATATGCTTCTAGTGATGCTCTCACTATAGATTTAAATAGCCCAAGTTTAAATACTCTTTTAGAATCTATATTAGACTCTATTAATAGTGGTGAGAACTGTGAGTTAGTTTTAACTGTATATAATTTTAATAATGCCGGGCAGTTTATTGGGAATGCCCCAGAGAACCAAATAATAGAATTAATCAATCTATGTCCCCCTACTGATGGATGTATGGATTCAGAGGCGAACAATTATAACCCCTTAGCCACCATAGATGACGGAAGCTGTTTGTATGATATATTAGGGTGCACTGATTCCTTTGCCACTAATTATAATCCACTTGCAACTATAGATGATGGTAGCTGTGAATATGTTTTGTATTTAGAAGGATGTACAGATAGCCTAGCAACTAATTACAATGAAGCAGCAGTTATAGATAATGGGGATTGTATTTATGACTTATGTGAAGCAATATGGATCCCCAATGTATTTACACCTAACAATGACGGGATAAACGATGTATGGAAAATCGTATATGAAGTGAATTGTTGGGTTGATGTTGAATTCAATATATTTAATAGATGGGGTGTTAAAATCTATCAGGGTTATGGGAGCTCCTTCGATTCATACCCATTTTGGGATGGAAGTATAAATGATGGTGGCTATTATGTTCAAGACGGTGTATACTATTATTCGGTGGTGGGAAGAAGGTCTAACTCGCCAGAAGTAATTAATGAATCGGGGAGTCTAACCGTATTCAGATAAAAAATAAGGCAATAAACTTTTTTTAGTTAAACTATTTATATATATTTGTATAATGTTTAACTAAAAATAATTAAAATGTCAGATTTAAAAACCAACTCAAGTTTAGACGAAAAAGAACCAACTCTTAGCAAAGAAGAACTCAATGCTAGAAGAGATGAAATCACTGCTTTTTACAAAGACAACATTGAACATCTTGAAATCCAAGCTGAATATGAGATGCTATTAGCTACTATAGAAAAGGCTAGGGCAGAAAGAATGCAAGCTCAGATGTTTATGGCACAACAGTATGCCGACCAAAAAGAAGGTGGGGTAAACCCAGAATCTGAAGAAGCATTGGCATTTAAACAAGCTATGGAAAAGGCAGCAATGAGTATTGACTAACTTTAAAATTATGTTAATTAAAAAAGGAGACAGAACCCCTAATGTAAAACATCTTCAAGATAAATTAGGATTAAAACCTGATGGTGCTTTTGGACCATTAACAGAAAAAGCAGTTATAAGATATCAATTATCTAATGATTTAACTGTAACGGGTATGGTAGATAGTGAAATGTGGGCTTTACTATTTAATACAACTAAGATAGACTTAGAGGCAATTGATGAAGACACAGATGTATTTAATCAATATTATAATACTGGTTTTAATCAATTGATTCATAAACACTATCTACCTAAAGGTCAATACCTTGAAGGCCCTATAAAAAATGAGTATGTTTTCTTACATCATACGGCAGGAAATAATAACCCATACAGAACTGTTGATCATTGGGGAAGGGATAATAGAGGAAGAATTGCCACTGAATTTGTATTAGGTGGGAGAAATCATAGAACAGGAGACGATAAATATGATGGGGTAATGGTGCAAGCATTCCCAGAAGGGTGTCAGGCATGGCACTTGGGTCGCACTCATTCTGGATGGATGAACAGACACTCTGTTGGTTTAGAGATATGTGCTATGGGTTATCTAGATGATGACAATAAAACTTATGTGGGTACTACTGTTACTCCCGCAGAAGTAATTGAATTAAAAGAACACTTTAAAGGTCACTTAAAGTTCCACAGATATTCTGAAAAGCAAATAAAAGAAACTGAAAAGTGGCTTAGATATGTAGGTGAAAGAGACGGTATAGATATTAGACTTGGGTTAAAGCAATTTATTCAAAAATACGGACCGGTTAAAGGATTCGGTTTTCAAATGGATGCAAGTCAAGGAAATATAAAAGGATTACTAACACATACCAATGTAAGAAATGATAAATCAGATTGTTACCCTGACCCTGATCTTGTTGATATGATATTAAGCTTATAAATATGGCAATAGTAAATAAAGTAGATTTAAAATTAAAAGTTAATATAAATAATAGTATCAAATATCAGATACTAACTTTTTGTTTTTTTGAGCGTATAGTAATAAGCAGTTCTGATTTAGAGTTTTTAGCTACATTGGCTAGAAATCCTAAAATGGAAATATCTAAATTTTGTGTTCTACTAACAGAACTAAACATTTTTAAAAGTGCACAGTCAGCTAGGAATGCTATTTCAAAAGCAGAGAAAAAAAACTTAGTAATAAAAAAAGGTACTAATAAAAAAACTATAATTTTAAATAAAAATATAAATGTGCAAAAAGAAGGATTAGTGCTATTGGACTATAAAATATTAGGCAGTGAATCCCAAGAAGCATAAAGAATTTAATAGAGGGATAGCCGAAGAAGTGGGTGTTCATCCTCAAGTAGTAGATGACTTCATAGATTTTTATTATACAAAATTAAGAAAAAAATTATCTCAACTTAATTATCCAAGAATTTATGTGGACGGGCTAGGTACTTTTGAATTAAGAAAAGGCAGGTTAGAAGCAGCGATAAAAAAAAATAAAAGTATGTTGGGTAATATTGCTAAACGAACATACAATGGTTATGCTAAAAGTGAGAACATAACTGAGAATATAGAACAAATGACCCGTGCTCTTAGTCAACTTGAAGAAAACATAAAATTAAAGAAAGATTTTAAAAGTAAAAAAAATGATTAAACCTTTAAAAAAATATCTAGATGTCTTTAGAAATTTAGACCAAATAGCTGAAGGAATAAAAAATAATATTTTTAAAAAAGAGCATATAGAAGCAGTGGTGACAGATAGATGGAAAGTATGTATAAACTGTAGCTTATTTGATGCTAAAGGTGATGACTGCTTAGCCCCCGGTACTCAACCATGTTGCTCTGATTGTGGTTGCAGTTTGGCATTTAAAATGAGATCACTATCTTCGGAATGCCCCAAAGGATATTGGCATTCATTAGTATCTGAAGAAACAGAAGAATTAATTAATAAACAAATAGAAAACAATGGACATTCAAATTAATTACATATATAACGGAGTAACTAGTAGTACAATCACTAACCAACAAAATGGATATTGGTATACTACACTAACCTACTAAGATGGCAATAGTATTTAAAGAAAAAGGTCATATTTATGAAAGTAATGACCAAGACAAAATAGATTGGACCAGTGTAACATCTTTTATAGGAATGTTTAAACCTAAATTTGATAGGGAGGGACAAGCTAAAAAATCCTCAAAGAATAAAAGATCTAAGTGGTATAATATGACTGAGAAGGAAATATTGTCTGCTTGGGATAATGAGACACAGAGAGCAATTAAATTAGGTAATTGGTATCATAACCAAAGAGAGGCGGATATGTTAAACTTTACAACTATTGGGCGCAATGGGACTGAGGTGCCTATTATTAAACCTTTAATTACTGAAGACGGACTTAAATTAGCACCTGAACAAAAGCTTAAGGAAGGGGTGTACCCAGAACATATGGTATATTTAAAATCTGCAAAATTATGTGGTCAAGCAGATCTGGTTGAGGTAGTTGATGGACATATTAATATCCATGATTATAAAACAAATAAAGAGATCAAAGAGAAGGGATATACTAATTGGGAAGGTATTACTAATAAGCTATATAAGCCAGTTAATAATTTAGATGATTGTAACATTAATCATTATAACCTACAGCTCAGCATTTATGCGTATATTATTAAGAAGCACAACCCCAAATTAAAAATTGGTAAGTTGACAATTCAACACGTTAAATTTGTACAAGTGGGTGAAGACTCAAATGGATATCCTATCAATGAAAGTATAAATGGTGAACCTGTTTTAGATGAAGTAAAAATATATGAACTACCATATTTAAAAGATGAAGTAACATCTCTAATAATGTGGCTTAAAGATAAACAATAATGGCAACAGTAGTAGATTTAACACAAGTACAAGTAACAGCAGAAAACCCGGTGCCCACTACTGGAATAATACCCGGAGCTTATGTAATTCCTGATTCCTCAAGCTCTATTAGTATTAATCAAACATCAATAGTGGGTGTTGGTTATTTTTGGGATCCGTCAGGTCAGAAAATTTTAGATGGTGTTGTACAAGTTTATATTGCAAATCTTGGAGTTGTTCAACCGATTATAGTAACAGATTCATATGCAACAATAAAAGGATACATAACAGCTAATCCATAAACCATGATAGTAAGATTATTTGATATACAGAATAGCAAAGTTGTAGTAACAGAACACTGTTATACCCTACCTTTTTTAAAAGTGATAATGACCAAGTACCCAGACTCATACATGCAGGTATATCAGTATATATTTTATATGAGTTGCCCCAACCCAGACTTAAATCCCTTCTTTAATTTACCCGAACATGAAAAAGAAGACATCATCATAGAAGAAGTGGGTCTAGAGGATTCACCAGAGGATGGAAAAATAAGATATGCATTGGACATGTGTAAAAAGATGTATGAAACACCCACGTACAGAGCATATGTAGGAATCAAATCAATGCTTGATAGACTAGCCAAGTATATGGAAGTTACTGCAATAGAACATGGTAGAGATGGTAATATAAATGCCATGGTCAACGCAGCAGCTAAGTTTGAACAAATTAGATCTTCTTACAAAGGAGCATTTACAGATATGAAACAAGAACAAGAAAGTTCTGTACGCGGAGGAGCCGGTCTAGCTTATGATCAATTATAATGAGTAATAATAAAAAAGATTCCTGGCATTTTTGCTATTGGGATGAACCAGTATTTTTAAACAAAATAAAACCAAAAAAAGATGAAACAACAAGTAATACCAGTGGGAAAAAAATTACTGATCAAACAGAAAAAAGCTAAAACTAAAACAGATTCGGGTTTGTATCTACCGGAAATAGCACAGAAGAAAGAATATAAAGGTACTGTTGTAGGAATAGGTAAATCTGTTGAAGAAATTAAAGTGGGTGATGTTGTACAATACACAGAGCACTGCCTACCAACCACAATGCAACATGATGGAGAAGATCATTTACTTATCCAGGAGGGAGATGTATTTGCAATTCTAGTAGATGTATAAAATTGTACCTACATATCATAATGGTGAATGGGGAACTACAGAGTTTATAGATGAACCTGCATTTATTGAATATATATTAAGTATATTTAGTGAACCTGGACTCTATGGCCTTAATGATATGTCTTTTAAATTTAATATAGAGGCCATAAATTTTAATAAACAAGGATACTATTGTAATAAACCATTTAGGTCTAAAGACTTTACTAGCTACTGGGAAGACCAAAAAAATAAATGCAGAGAAGGTGTAATATATAAAGGCGGAGGAAAAAGTTTTTTCCTAACTAGAGATTATTATATGTGGTTAAACTTTTTACCAATCTTTGATAAGGAAGAAAAAAAATATGGTTTTGCAAAAGTAAGAGATGCTCAGTATCATATGGCTTTATATGAATTATTGGCGGAGTTAAATAACAAACATGCTGCAATACTAAAAAAACGTCAGATAGCTTCCTCATATTTTCATATGGGAAAGATTATAAATATGTATTGGTTTGAGGAAGGTAGTATATGTAAAATAGGGGCATCCCTAAAAGATTTCATTAATGATAAAGGATCTTGGAAGTTTTTGGATGAATATAAAACATTCCTTAATGAGCACACCGCATGGTATAGACCTAGTAATCCTGAAAAGGTTTTGTTATGGCAACAGCAGATTGAAGTTAAAGTAGGTAATAGAAAAACAGCAAGGGGATTAAAGTCTAAAATACAAGGGGGATCATTTGAAAAAAATGCTACCACAGGTGTGGGTGGACCATGCACAATATTTTTCCATGAGGAAGCGGGTATTGCGCCTAAGATGTCAGACACATACGAGTATTTACGCCCAGCTATGTCATCTGGAATGATGACTACAGGTATGTTTATAGCTGCGGGGTCAGTGGGAGATTTACAACAATGTAACCCACTAAAGGAAATGATTCTAAATCCTAAAGCAAATGATATATATGCAGTAGAAACAAACCTGATGGATGCTGATGGTGCTATAGGTATGGCAGGACTCTTTATACCAGAACAATGGTCTATGCCCCCTTATATTGACAAATACGGCAACTCATTAGTGGAAGAAGCAGTTAAAGCAGTTATTGAAGAAAGAGATAAATGGAAAAATGAATTAAATGGAGAGCAGTTTCAATTAAGAATTTCTCAGAAACCAATGAATATAGCAGAAGCTTTTGCATACAGGAAAGCATCTATATTCCCACAAGGAGTGTTAACTAGACAACAGAAAAGAATTGAAGAAAAAGAATATCCTTATGAGCTAATTGAGTTAGATAGAGATGAGAAAGGTATATCAGCTAAAAGAACTAATAAGTTACCTATATCTAAATTTCCAGTAGATAAAAAACAAATAGATAAAACAGGAACTTTAGTAGTCTGGGAAAGACCCATACCATCACCAGGATTTGGAGCATACTATGCATCCATTGACCCCGTATCAGAAGGTAAGACTACAACATCTGACTCTTTATGTAGCATTTTTGTATATAAGAATGCAACTGAAGTAACTAGAACTACCTCAGCTGGTGATGTTGAGCAATTTCTAGAAAAAGACAAAGTGGTGGCCGCTTGGTGTGGTAGATTTGATGATATCAATAAAACACATGAAAGATTAGAATTAATTATAGAGTGGTATAATGCATGGACAATAGTGGAGAATAACATTTCATTATTTATTCAGCATATGATAGCAAGAAAAAAACAAAAGTATTTAGTTCCTAAACAACAGATTTTATTTCTAAAAGATATAGGTGCTAATAAAACTGTTTATCAGGAATACGGGTGGAAAAATACAGGTACACTTTTTAAGAGCCATTTAATTTCTTATGCAATAGAATTTTTAAGAGAAGTAATTGATGAAGATACAGATATTAATGGTGTTGTAATTTCACAAACTTTAGGTGTGGAAAGAATCCCGGATCCCATGCTTATAAAGGAAATGTTAGCATACTATCCTGGACTAAACGTGGATAGGTTGGTTGCATTCGGTGCACTAGTTGCTTTTGCAAAAATACAACAATCAAATAGGGGTTATTCAAAAAGACGCGAATCAGAGGCTAAATCTTTGGTAAATTCAGAAAAAATTGGTAAATTAAAGTATAGTCCGTTTAAAAATATTGGACGATCATCTAAGCCCAATAGCAATAGACCCAAAAGGTCTGGATTTAAAAATTATAAATAGACCCAATTAAATAAATACGGAATGAGAGTATTAAATGCAATGCAGTTAAAAAGTGGAGCTAAGGCAGAAGGAGGCCCTACGTATTCTAGTTTAACTCAACCTATACAGTTTTTACCATATTCAGAAAAAACTGATGATTGGGCGGCATGGAATTTAGATTGGTTAGAATTACAAGGTGTGGAGTTTTTAAGAACTAATGCTAGAAGACTTTTAAAAAATTATAAGTTAGCCAAAGGTATTATTGATAAGTCAGATTATATTGTTGAGGAAGATAATGATTATAAAGAAATGATGGATGTTCTAACAAAAGAAAATGATTCTGCGTTAGAACTTAAATTTTATCCTATTGTACCAAATGTCATTAATGTACTAAGCGGGGAGTTTACCAAAAGATATAACAAAGTACAATTTAGAGCAGTTGATGATAAGTCATACAATGAAATGCTTGAACTAAAAAAATCTGAAATAGAAGAATCTTTATTGGCTGATGCAGAAAGAAATCTAGTTGGAAAAATGATTGAAGCAGGAATGGATCCTGGTTCAGAAGAAGCACAACAACAATTATCACCAGATAATTTAAAAACCCTTCCTGAAATAGAGGACTACTTTAGCAAGTCTTACAGAAGTAGTGTAGAGGAATGGGCAACTCATCAATTAAATGTTGATGAGGAGAGATTTAAAATGCAAGAGCTTGAAGAAAGAGGTTTTAGAGATATGCTTATTGCAGATAGAGAGTTTTGGCATTTCCGCATGTTAGAAGATGATTATGATGTAGAGTTATGGAATCCTGTCTTGACATTTTATCAAAAATCCCCAGATCAAAGATATATAGCAGATTCAAACTATGTAGGTAAAGTAGATTTAATGACTGTATCTGATGTGGTAGACAAGTATGGTTATTTAATGGATGAGAGACAGCTCTCATCATTGCAGAGAATATATCCCGCACGTTCAGCTCAATATCAAGTAAATGGTTATCAAAATGATGGGTCATATTATGATGCAACTAGATCACATGCATGGAATACTGAAATGCCGGGCTTAGCGTATAGACAATATGCAAGCAACTATATGGCTGATCCTGCACGAGGTGGGGATATATTAACACAGATCCTTTCTCAAAGTGAAGACTTAGAGCAATGGGGTGATGGGAATTTAATGCGTGTTTCAACAATCTACTGGAAGACACAACGTAAAGTTGGGCACTTGACTAAAATAGAATTTGATGGAGAAGTAACTCAAGAGATAATTGATGAAACTTTTAAAATAACAGAGAAAGCTGTTTATGATACATCTATCTTTAAAAATAAATCTAAAGATACATTGTTGCAAGGTGAGCACATTGACTGGATTTGGATTAATGAAACATGGGGCGGGGTTAAAATAGGACCCAATGTTCCCGCTATGTGGCAAACTACCATGGATGATAATGTTAATCCTATTTATTTAGGAATTAATAGAGACAAACCTGGAAGACTACCTTTCCAATTTAAAGGAGAGAATTCGCTGTATGGATGTAAACTTCCTGTAGAAGGAAGAGTGTTTTCAGATAGAAATACTAGATCTACATCTTTAGTGGATTTAATGAAAGCATATCAAGTAGGATACAATATGGTTAATAACCAGATAGCTGATATCCTTATTGATGAGCTAGGAACAGTAATTATGTTTGATCAGAATGCATTACCACGTCACTCAATGGGAGAAGACTGGGGTAAAAACAATTATGCCAAAGCATATGTAGCAATGAAAGATTTTCAGATGCTACCATTAGACACATCTATCACTAATACAGAAAATGCTACCAACTTTAATCACTATCAGACTCTTAATATGGAGCAGACTAGTAGGTTAATGGGTAGAATCTCATTAGCAAATCACTTTAAACAACAGTGTTTTGATTCTATTGGTATAAACCCACAACGTTTAGGGGGTGCAGTATCTGCAGAAACAGCAACAGGAGTAGTTAATGCTATGCAGCAATCATATGCTCAGACAGAAATATACTTTGTACAGCACTCTGATCACTTAATGCCTAGAGTTCATCAAATGAGAACTGATTTAGCTCAGTACTATAATAGTACTAATCCCAGTGTTAGACTATCATATATTTCTACAGAGGCCCAAAAAGTTAATTTTGTTATAAATGGGACTGATCTATTGCTTAGAGATTTTAATGTCTTTGCAACTACTAAGACTAATCACAGAGCCATTTTAGAACAGTTAAAGCAAATGGCATTAACTAATAATACTACAGGAGCTTCTATATACGAACTTGGAAACATTGTTAAAGCTGACTCTATTTCTGAAGTAACTGATATCTTAAAAGACTCAGAAGTAAGAGTAGAACAAGAAAGAGCTCAACAAATGCAGCAAGAACGTCAAATGCAAGAACAACAACTTCAAGCTAAAGCGCAAGAAGAACAACAGAAACTTCAAGCTGAAATGTCTGAAAATGAAAAAGATAGACAGAATGATATTACAATTGCAGAAATTAGAGCAGCTGGTTATGGTTCTATGGTTGATATAAATGAAAACAAAGTGTCTGATTATCAAGATGCTATGAAAGAAATTAGAGAAACCACAAGATATCAAGAACAGACTAATATGAAGCGTGATGAGATGGCAATGAAAGGAACTTTGGAAAAAGAAAGACTCCAAGTTGAGCGAGAAAAAATTGCTGCTACAAGAGATGTTGCCAGCAAAGATTTAGAAATTGCCAGAGAGAACAAAAATAAGTACGATGTCAAAGATTCTAAAAAATCTAAGGACAAATAATTGGCGTTAGCTATATACTGCTAAAAACATTGCATTATAGTAAAATATTATAAGTTTAATATGTTGTATCATACGTAAACTTTTATTATATTGTATATATAAGCAGTCGTACTAAATAATAAAACCAACAATATTATGAATACAAAAGAAACTACAGTGAATAGTAAGGTAGAAACATTAGATGTAAACTTAGATGAAATATTCAATGGCGCTCCTAGCGGCAGTGATATTACATTGCCTAATGAAACCAAAACTAAGCCAAGCATTTTATCTGGTTTAAATGAAAAAGCAGATTTTTCATTTGCAGATACTGATGATGATAAAGTAGATGATTTAAGTAAAAAAGCAGAGGACACAGTAAAAGATTCTGATTCTGCTTCAGAAGAAACATTAGATGAGTTAGTAGAAAGCCAAGATAAGGTTGAAGCTAAAACAGAAGATGTAAAAGATATCCTTGATACTTTAGATGATGAAACTGAAGAGGATCTTGAAAAAAAAGAAACAAGAGGTAGAAAATCTATATCTGGTATTTCTGATGTATTTGACAAACTGGTTAAGTCTGAAAAAATTGTACCATTTGATGATGATAAATCATTTAATGATTACACGGCTAAAGATTGGGAAGAATTAATTGAAGCTAACTTAGAAGAAAGAGCTAATCAAGTAAGGCGTGAAACACCCAAACAATTTTTTGCAAGTTTACCAGAAGAATTACAGATTGCTGCAAGATATGTTGCAGATGGAGGACAAGATTTAAAAGGTTTGTTTAATACTTTAGGTAGTGTAGAAGAAACTAAATCACTCAACATTAAATCTGAAGCAGATCAAGAAACAATTATTAAAGAATATTTAGGTGCAACAGGTTACGGAACTTCAGAAGAAATTGCTGAAGAAATAGAAATCTGGAAAGACTTGGGAAAGCTTGAAAAACAGGCTTCTAAGTTTAAACCTAAGTTGGATAAGATGCAAGAAAAAATTGTTGGTAAAAAGCTTCAAGAGCAAGACTTAAAAAGAAAACAACAAGAGCATGCTTCTAAACAATACATGTCTAATGTATATGAAACGCTTAAAGAAGGAAATTTAGGAGATATCAAAGTAGATAGAAAGACACAAGCTATGTTATATAACGGCTTAGTGCAACCTAGTTACCCATCAGTGAGTGGAAAGAACACAAACTTATTAGGACACCTTTTAGAAAAGTATCAGTTTGTTGAACCAAATTATACTTTAATTTCTGAAGCTCTATGGTTATTGTCTGATCCAAATGGATACAAAGCAAAAATCATGGATAAAGGGGCTCAAAAAAGTGTTGAGACAACTGTAAGAAAATTAAAAACTGCAGCTGCAAGTAATAGTTCAGCTTCTCTTGGTGTACAAGAAAGCGAGGATACAAAAAGAAAACCAAAAGGTAAGAAATTACAAAGGACCAACAACATTTTCAAAAGGATTTAATAATCATAAATATAAACACTAATTAAAAACAATTCAAAATTATGGCAACACCAGTATTAAATAATGGAATTTTCCTGAGAGATACAAGCTACAAAGCTAGTTCTCATGTAGATTCTTATCACCTAACTCAAATGCTCGGCAACGCTGAGCCTATGGATATGGGACCAGTAGATCTTTGGGCAATGACCCAGAAGGTAGAAATGCCTTTGTATCAAATGGCTTCCTTTGGTGGAAAGAACACTATCATGGTAGACAACGCTCGCGGTGAGTACAAATGGCAAACTCCTATTGCACAAGATCTACCCTATATTGTGGCAGATGTTGATGCAGCAAACACAACTAAAGGTATTGACGGAACAACCTTTAAAATTAAAATTTCTAAAAGAACCTTTGGTCATGGTGATATTATCACTTATGACAAGTATAATGGTTTGGAACTTTACATTACTGCGGATGATATTATCCCAGCAGGTGATGGTTTCATTTATACTGTTCAATTAGTAAATAACAATAACACCGTTTCCTTAGATGAAAAATACTTAGCTAAAGGTACAAAGTACTTTAGAAAAGGTTCTGCAAGAGGCGAGTATGGTGAAAGATTCTCTGATATTGAAACAGGTTCTGGTTTCCGTGAATTCTACAACTTTGTAGGTGGAGCAGAAGCACACGTTCACTATTCAATTTCTTCAAGAGCAGACTTAATGATCAAAGGTGGTTTAAACGCTGATGGTACTGTTCCAGTAACGGAGATCTGGAGAAACTTTAACACTGATCCAAACAACCCATCTGTACCTAGTATTGAAGGGCTTGTAGCAAACATGGGTAAAGCAGGAGCTAGAGAAGCATTTGAAAATGGAACTTTAACAAGAACTTTCATTACAAATATGGAAGCAGCTCACTTATCTAAAATTGCAACGGATATTGAAACTTACCTAATGTGGGGTAAAGGTGGTAGAATTAAGCAAGATGGACCAGATGATATTAGATTGTCTGTAGGTTTATGGGCGCAGTTAGATAACTCTTTCAAGAGAGTATATAACAAGTCTTCATTTACACTTGATATGTTTAAGTCTGAACTTTACAACTTCTACCAAGGTAAAGTTGAGTTTAAAGGTCCAGACCCACAAAGATCACTTGTTGTACAAACAGGTATTGCAGGAATGCAATTGATTAATAAGGCTATTGCTGATGAAGTGTATGGTTCAGGATTAGTTCAAAATGCTTCTGAGATTGGAGCTGTTAAAGGTTCTGGTATGGATTTAGATTATGGTTTTGCTTACACAAGCTTTACTATTCCGTTCTTAGCTAACGTTAAGTTTGTATTAAATCCAGCATTTGATAACTTGAATACTAATGACATTGAGAACCCATTAATTGATGGTCGTCCTCTAAGTTCTTATAGCTTTATTATCTTTGACGTAACAGATGAAGGAAATGATAACATTCACTTGTTAAAGCTTTCTTGGGATAATCAACTTAAGTGGTTCTACCAGAACGGTACTATGGACTACATGGGAAGATCTCAAGGATTTGCTTCTACTGGAAACTTCAATGGTTATAGAGTAATGATGACTCAAACTATGCCTGCTATTTGGGTGAAAGATCCAACTAAAGTTCTTAAAATTGTAATGAGAAACCCAGTCACAGGCGGTTCATTCTAAGAACACTTTTTGATATGATAAGGGGAGGCTAATCCCTCCCCTTTTCTTTAATCTTTTAAAAATATAATAATGGGACTATCTATAAAAAAGGCAAATAAAACAACTGAATTTACTAATTTAGGTGTATCTAAAATAATTGCTTCAACAGCAGTTGGTAAAGATATTTTAACTAGAGCGCATGTAAGTAATACTGCTGCAAAAGCAGCCGGTCTAGTTAATGGAGATTTATATCATACTGCAGGATTGTTAAAAATTGTTTATGATGCATAATCAAAAACTTTAGTAAGGGTAAAACCTTACTTTAGAAATTATTAATAAATAAACTGTACATATTTTATGTACCTTTGATTATAAACATTTACTAATTTTAAAACCAAAATAATAATGAGTGATTACACAATTGTAGAAAAGTATCAACAAGGAAAAAAACCCACTATAGCAGTGCGTCCTTTTTTTACTCCGGGTAAAGAAAATATGGGACTAGAACAATATGGATTATCTCTCCATGACGGAGTATACCATGAAGAGAATCTAGCTTGTTTAGAAATAAACGGTATAAAACGCTATGTAACAGGACTTAATGAATTTGCTCCAGAAGTAAAAATGCTTTCTAAAGAAAAAAAGAAAGCTAAGATTTCTGAAATAAGAACTGCTGTTGCACAATTAGAAGCTGAATTAGCGGCTAATGTAGTAGATCCGGAAGACAAAGATTTTTGGAATAAATTAACTGTAATGAAACCTGATAATTCTGATTTTTGGGATAAGATTTCATTAAGATGTGGCAATGATCCTGTATTTTTAGATCCTACAAAAGATCCTTATGATTTAATTAAATTATATGCAATAAACGCTGGAGGATTCTCTATTGTTGCAAAATCATTAAGGAGCGCTAAAGAAGCAGCAACTGCGCCTAAATTTTATTTAGATACGGCAGAAGAAAGTTTAAGTACACGTACAGAATTAAGTAAATTAAAAAATAAATCTTTAGTTGAATTACAAAAGCTCTATGACACTAATACAACTAAATTAATGTATGTTGCTAAAATATGTGATACAGATAGTGTACAATACATTAAGTCTACCCCTAATGATATTCTATATGAAAATATGGATAATTATATTAATGGGTTAGGCACAGAGTCTTCAAAGAAAAAAGCTGCTAGTCAATTTCTTGAAGTATCTAAGCTTACTATGGAAGAATTAAAAATAAGGGCATTAGTAAAAGATGCTTTATACTATAGATTTATAACTACTAAAGCTGGGGGTTGGATTGAACCAATTGATAGTGGTATTAGACTAGGAAAAAGTCCTGCAGAATGTTTTGAATTTTTAAGGAAGCCTGAAAATGAAGAATCACTGATGGCTATTTTAGATAAAGTTGAACCCTACTGGGCTTCTTAATTATATAGACAATGAATAATAATACCCTATTAATTAAACTTAAGCAAAGATTAAATAAACTAGATAGTCAAGACTATGATAATATAGAATGTTGGCAGTTTGTTGAGGCTTTTAATAAAGCTCAAGTAGAATGGTGTAGAAGAAATTTACACGGGGGTAATATGTATAAGGAAGGTGATGAGTTATCAAAAAAAAGAATTGATGATTTACAACCCCTGTTGATTGAGTTATCACTAACAGGAACATCTACAGATGATTATTTTGAAAGTGATAATTTTCCAACAGGTGCATATTTAGAATATAAAAGAGTGAGTACAGATGCTCAAACTGATTGTTGTCCTGTTAGAAGTATGACTGTGTATTTAGCTGAAGAGGCCAATGTTCCTTTACTTCTTAGAGATCCATTAAAAAATCCGGACTTTGAATGGGGAGAAACGTTCTGTACAATGATAAATAATACAATTAGAATATATAGAAATACAGACTTTGCTATTGTTAATCCAGTATTAACATATTATAGACAACCTGTATATATTGAAATTCTAAATTGTGTTGATCCATATACAGGACTTGTTTCCACAGTTAATATTGATTGTGAATTTAAAGATGATTTGGCAGAATTAATGTTAGATGATGCCGCTTCAATTATAGCAGGTGACATAGAGAATATTTATCAGCAACAAAGAGGACAAGCAGCTGCAGAAAGAAATAATTAAATTTGGTATTCTAATATACAATTAGTATATTATTATAGTAACGCTTATGTTACGAACAGAGTAAACTGTAAAAATCATCTATATAACTAGCGGGGGTAATAGTCCTTGCATAAATACTTATAAATTATGGCTTATTTTAATAATGCGTTTTTCAAAACGTTTGTAGTAAATGCCGCTGATACAGCTGCGGGAACTGCTACACAATCACTTGCTAAAGGTGAACTAGGATTGGTAGTTGACTCAGATTGGGAAACTATCGCTGCTGTAGGAGGAACAATCCCAGCAAATTCTTTAGCTTATTTAGTTCAAGGATCACTTTATGACAAAGATTCAATTGGAAACAATCCAGGACATGGGGGATACAAAGAATCTGTAAAGTCTAAAGGAATTAACCCAAAATATATCCAAAGAGTTTGGGAAGTTCCTGCGCGAACTGCAACTGCAGCTACTGCATCTTTATCATTGGGATCAGCATGCGTTCCATGTGGAACTACGCAATTCATGAGAATGGATGTAAAAGGTTCTCCTGCACTTCGTTTCTTAAATCACAATGCGTATGCTATTGGTGATTCTGCAAACATTTGTTGCGTTGATGGACAAGAATATTTAGATCCTGCATTAGTACTTGCTACTGAAGCTGATATGGTCTTAATGAATCCATTAATCAAACCATTTGTTGCTGAAGCAGCTCTCGGTGGTGTTGCTACAAGTACTGCACTTGCCGGTGGTGCTGGTTACACTGTTGCTGATGGACTTGCTACCACTGTTTCTCCATCTGGTGGATCTGGTGCTAAAATTAACATTCTCACTGTTTCTACTGGTGCAATAGCTACATATTCTATAGCCGCTGTAGGTTCAGGATATGCTGCTGGTGATGTACTTACAGTTGTTCAATCTGGTGGTAGTGCTGGTACTATTACAATTGATGCAGTTGGAGCGGGTGGTGTAGTTGTATCTGTAACAGATGCTGCTGGACAAGTTGTTCAATCATCGTATACTATTGCTCAGGCAAAAGGTACCGCATCTGCTGGAAACTATACTGCATCAACAGATCCTAATGGAACTTCTAAAGTTAGTGCCATAGTTCACTGGGTTGGAGCTTACGTAGACACTAAATTTGGTAACTGTTCATTTGATACTAGAGATCACTATAATGCAGAGCCAGTTGAAATTATTGCAAGCATTCTAGATGAAACTGGAAATCCTTGTAATGATTGTGGTACTGCTGCTAGGACTCCTGGTCAAATGCAACAAACTCAAGGTGAAGAAGTAATTAGAGCTTTAATCTTATCTGAAAGATACCGTCAGTCTCCTTATAATCAAGGAAACGCAGACAGTGCTAGAATTAGAGAGATTGAAATGTCTGATGATTTACTTGATTTTGTAACTAGATCAGCTGTCTATAAAGCTTACTATGTACAACACGTTGTTCCAAGATTCAACAACCCAAGTGGTGTGTTTGATCATGACCAATATGTTTACCAAATTTTTGTTAAGGATTCTGAAACAGCTGCAAAAACAGCAGTTGAAGCTATCTTAGACAGATTGGTTGCACTAGCAGTTGCTGCTGGACAGAATATTGCAATGGAAACAATTGATGGATAACTGTAATAAACGGTTACGTTAAAAGTTTACACTTTTAAATGAATTAGAGCAGGACGTAAAACTCCTGCTCTTTTTATTTTATAATATCTAGTTTTTTTTGTATATTATATATATAGAGTAATAAACTCATAAATCATGGCAGATAAGCATATATTAAGTTTAGAAATACCCACTGTGTCAAACTGTGGACTTTTATGTATTAAAGATACTAGTCAATATGCTCCTGAACTTGCCGTTGACTGCGAAGAGTTATTAATAACACTCCCTGGTTACTCTGTTCCAGTTCTAACCAAAGTTGAGAAAGATTTTGATATGTGCTTAAATGCATGTGTAATAGGTACTCAAACAGAGCTGTGTGGAACAGAACAGCAAAACCTTACAGATGGAATATATATTATTAGATATAGTGTGTCTCCTAACGAAAAAGTATTTGTAGAGTATAATCATTTAAGAGTCACACTTTTGCTTACAGAGTATTATCAAGTATTATGTGATATAGATGTGCAAGCATGTCAACCAGATTCTCAAAGACAAGATGTATTAAGTGAAATGAGTTTTATTAAAACCATGATTGATGCAGCTGTTGCAAATGTAGAATATTGCCAATCGTCTGCTAAAGGAATGCAGCTTTATAGATATGCTAAACAAAGATTAAATAAAATAAGTTGTCCTTCAGGAAATTGTGGAGGTTCCAACCCATATATAATTTAAAACCAAAAAAATGAATTGTGTACAATGTAATAAACCCTTTACTTGTGGATGCCAAAAACATTCAGTAGGAAACGGAGTAAATATTCATAAGACATGTGCTAATGACTATAATAACTCACAAGCTGCACAACCTGCAGTTAAAGATTTAAATTTAGAAATAGCAAGACAAAAAATTCAAGATTTAAGAAACAGATAAGATGGCTATAGCAAAAAGATCTAATGCAATATATACCGCTGAGTTAGCCCTCAAGAAAAGGATAAGTGTTGAGCAAAATTTTGCAGAGCAGTCTTATATGGTATTTAGAGAAGTTAAGTTTGGTATAACCCCATGTTGTATTGTTAATTATGAATCAGCGGCTATCACACATTCTATATATGAATGGAAATATAGCAAGAGCAATAAGACCGTTGCTTCAACAGAAGTAAAGGGTGTATTTGTTGCTCCATTGGCCCCTATAAATGAAACAGCAAGTTCAGCTTGTCCAGCAACACCAAGTAATGTTTGTACAATAGTAGAATTAGCAACATTAATAAGTTCAGGGGGAACATACACTCAGTGCTTTACTACACCTCTGGCTGTTTGGAATATAACACATAATCTCGGCAAGCATCCATCTGTCACCATTGTTGATGGAAATACTGTAATAGTAATTGGAAATGTAGATTATGTAAATAGTAATGTAATAAAGATAACGTTTGATTCAGCATTTTCAGGATGTGTGTTTCTAAACTAACAATACAAATATAACAAAGTAAAATAAAAATATTATGGCAATTAAATTTCTAACAGGTCTAGATGTCACGGGAAATGTAGATTTAAATCAAAATCAACTTGTAAAACCAAGAATTGAAAACTTAAGTGCTGATCCAGCAGGGGTTGAAGGACAAATCTATTTTAACACTAGTACTAATAAATTAAAACTTTATGCAGATGGTGCTTGGACATCCTTAGAAGATACTGGGTCAGATGATAACACTACATATGAGTTATTTGGTGTTGGTTCTACAAATGGTACAGCAGGTGTACAACTTGATGGATCAGATGGAACTCTTGACAATGTATTAATAGTTGGAGCAGGTTCATCATCAGCTGGTATACTCGTAACCAGAGCATCAAATACTCTTACAGTTACAACAGATGCTACAACTAATACTGGTACAGTAGAAAGCGTTGGCATATCTCACGGAGGTAATGCATTTACCACAGGTTCTGCAGTTACCACTTCAGGAACTCTTGCTATTACAATGGCAGGATCTGCTTCTCAATATATTGATGGAGCAGGAAATTTAACAACTTTTCCCGCTATTCCTCAAGGTGATATAACTGGATTAACTGCAGGAGCTGGTATAAGTATAACTAATGCTACCGGACCCGTACCAACGATAACTAACGCTTTACCGTTTAATGAATTAACATTAGCAGGTAGTTCAGGTACCGACACTACAATAAGTGATGGTGATACTATAAGTATACTAGCAGGAAGTAATATATCTGCTATAGGTAATGGAGGTGGAGGCGTTACAATTTCTTATACGGGTGGTACTGGTACGATGTCCTCTTTTAACCTAGATGCAGATACTGGATCTGGAACTACAGTTAGTCAAGGTAATGTAGTTGACATAGCTGGTGGTACTTATGCTACAACAAATCTTGCTACCGTTGGAATCACTAGGACATTAACCGTAAATGTAGATGGAACAACAACTGCTACAGCTTCTAAAGTTGTAGCAAGAGATGGTAGTGGTTATGGTTATGTTGTTACTCCAGCTTCTGGAGATAGTAGTACAAAAATAGCCACCACTGCATTTGTTCAGTCCTCACTAACAGGATTGTTAGAATTTAAAGGTGGGTTTAATGCTAACACCGGTGCAATAGTTGGTGGTGGTAATTTAACGTCTGGAGGATCGAGAGTTGCGGTAGCAGTTGGTGATTACTATGTGGTAACAGTAGCTGGTAATTTCTTTGGAAACACAGCTACTCCTCTAACACCTGGTGATTCAGTTATAGTTCAAACAGCCGCTGCTGTAGGAACTTCTGTTGAAGGTGATTTTATAGTTGTTCAATCTGATACAGATCTTGCAACTAACTCGACAGTTGGTTTAATGTATGTAAACCCGACAGGGACTGGTATATCTTCCAACACTGTTGCAGGTGTGGCAACATTAACCAACACTTCTCCAAACATAGTTCAAGATCTTTGGAAAACTATTAATGGAGATACGGGAGGATCTTCTGCTGGCAGTCCTACAGCTACATTAACTATAGCTGGTTCTGGTTCTGTTTCAACAGCAATGTCAGGTGGTACACTTACTATAACAGGTACTAATACCACCTATACTACCATGACCACCTCTACTCTTGGTTTAGGTAAATTAAGATACACTACTGGCTCTACACCCACAGCTCAATCACAAACAACAACGGCTAACAGAACATACGGTGTTACTAACAATGCCAGCGGTCAACTAGTAGTTAACGTACCATGGGTAAATGATGATACAGGTCTTGTTTCTGTTGTTGCAGCTACTGGAAGTGGACAAACTGTACCATTAACACCTAGTATTTCAGGAACTCAATTAACCTTAACATCTAATGTATATGGTGGAACAAATAAGGTGGGTTATGTACCAAGCGGGGGTACTACTTCTACCTTCTTAAAAGGGAATGGTACTTGGGCAACACCAACAAATACAACATATGCCCAAGCAACGGAAAGTACACTGGGTATTATTAAATTATCTACAGATGCTCTTGCTCTTGCTGGAACAGATGATCTTACTGCAGTTACACCATCTGTTTTAGCTAGTACAACATATACTAGTACATTTCCTGCCGTAGCAGGGTCATCATGGACTATTGCGGCTGGTACTCATGGGTTGGGGACTTCTGGACAATGGATAATTCAAACATATATAGCATCTACAGGTGAACAAGTATTTTTAAAAACAACGGCAAATCCATCATCAGGTCTTATATCTATGAGCACCTCAAGTTCGGTTGCAATAAATTATATTAGAGTTGTGATGTCAAAAGTTTGGTAAATTAAAAATTAAGGGTAAGAGGGGGCACTTAAATAATATATATTTTGTGCTCCCTTTTTACCTTAAACCCTTATCTTAGCAATACATAAACGCAATTATGGCAATAAAATTTTTATCATCCCAAAGTATAACTGGAGAATTAACAGTATCTACAATATCAGTAATAGGTTCTGATACAGATAAATTTTTAATGTCAGATGGTGGTGTAATAAAATATGTTACAGGTGCCACTCTACTATCCTATATAGGTGCAGGAACAAGCTCCACTGATTATTATGTAACGAGTACGGGGTTTAATACATCCACTGGCGCACTTACTCTAGTGCGTGTTGGTCTATCTACCCTTTCCCAAAATTTAGATGGTAGATATGTTGATTTAAGCACTAATCAAAGTGTAGCCGGTGTTAAAAGTTTTACTGGTAAGATAGGTGCAGATGGGGGTATAGACGGATTAACAAATGCTAATGGAGGTGTTAGTGGTTCTAATTATAATATAACCGGAGTTAATCAATTATCTTTTAATGATCCAGGTGAAGGACTTATATTTAATGGTTCAACAACTGTTTATTTAGATACAATTGACGATACTACTGATGATAAATTAAGATTAAGAAATGCAACTCAATTAGATCTTAATTCACAAGCAAGAATAACAAATTTAGTAGATCCAACATCAGCACAAGATGGGGCAACTAAAACTTATGTAGATACCGCAGTGTCTGGTGTACCACAAGGTACAGTAACAGGATCTGGTGTTAATCAAAGGGTGGCTTATTGGAATTCAGCAAGCGGAATAACAAGTACAAACGGTTTTACTTTTAATGGAAACAGTTTCTATGTACCAAATATTATATATGCAGCAGGGGGTAACTCAACAGAGTGGAATAGTGCTTATGATGATACAATTACATTACTGGCTGTAACGGGTGTAGCTACTAAAACACTAACAGCTACCCAGCAGGATGGTGGTACATTAACAGCTTCTTGGGTTCCAACATATGTTGCACCGGCCACTCCTGCAACACCCGGAAGTTTAGTTGCTACTATTGTAGGCGAAACTATAGAGATACAGTTTAATCAGTCTTCAACAACAGATATAGGTTACTATCAAGTATGGTCTTCAGATGATGGTGGAGATTATGGTCTTATAGCTCAAATAACTCCAACAGATTTTTCAGCTACTATGACAGTAGTAGATACAACCTTTACAACTGGAGGTACAATGTCTTACCGTGTATTTGCTGTAAAAGGCGGGCTTTATTCTACTGCTGGTACAGTAAGCAAAGTTTATACAGTTGGTGCTTTGTCAGTTACAAATATGACAGTTATAAATTTAAATACAGCTTATTATGTGCAGTATGAAAAACCTATATCAAGATTTATTGATCATATAGAAATATGGATGGACTCAACAACAACTCTAGGGGCATTACTAAGAGCAAATGCAATATTAGTATACAGTGGACAAAATGCATCTTATATGAGAGATGTAAATACCAGTAGTAATTATCACCAGTTTTGGGTTGAAATAACAACAACTTAAAATGGATATAATGGAACCAGATACAGATAGAGAATATTGGTTAAATTGTTTAGCTGAATATGAATTGGCTTTACAAGAAGAATTTTTAATGCAACCTGGATATGGGTTTAATGATGAAATGATACAACTACTTAAATTTGAAATAGAACAATGTATAAATCAATTAGCATAGAAAGAGCAGATATACAGACCATTGTGGGATGTGCAGCAAGTGACTACGGTGGTCAAATTGCTATTGTTCCTGTGTCTAAAAGGGGTATGAGCAATACAACTATTAGTAGTGGTAGTGGGGAGTACGATGGTGGAGATAGGGTTATTGGTTTTACTAACGGCTATGAAATTGATGGTGATTTAATATTTACCGTTGGATGGGGGGATGGATTTGCCGTTAGAAGATTAAATAATGACGGATCAATGACAAGGCTGTATTACGAAAGTCAATTTCTATGGAGAGATACATCAACAACATATAATCATATAACTTCAGTAGCTATAGACAAAGTAAATAAGTTGGGGGTGGCGATGACATATAATGTTGAAGGTTATACTACTTTTGATTATAGTGGTTTGGTTGATGGTGGGACTACATTTGTTAAAGATGCAAGACCTACACATAGTAATCCAGATGTATTTATAGGTTCACAAGACACTGCTGGTGGATATGTTAATAGAGTTGGTTCATCTTATTTTAGTGGTTTAGTAGCAGCAGGAGAATGGATATATGCCGGTGATCATGATTCACATCATTACAAAAAAGTAATGCGTAGAAATCTAAACACAGGTGATGAAGAAAGATTAGAAACAGATGATACTAATGTAATGTACTCCGGTTCAGCAGCACAAGATAGAAATGGTTATAGAAACTGGATGATGTATGATGAGGTTAATGATAGAGTTTTATATGGTTATTATTATAACGCAAATTTTATATTAGTTGTAGATGCCTCAACAGCAAGTCCAAAGACTGTATGGTGTGATATGGGTGATGCAGGACAAGGAGATGATGGTTATGAACAAGGTTGGTTTATACCAGATCCAGTAAATGCTCCAAATGTATTTTGGGTAGGGACAAATTCTAGAATAACTAAGGTTAATGTTACGCCATGTTTTTCTGGTAATACAGCCACTGTAATAACACAAAGGTATGTAAACAGTACTACACCTGGTAATCAGTATGAAATTCAATTTAGAGTAGGCACAAAATATCAATCCGCAACAGCTAATCAACCTACGGATAAAATGGTTGGCTATCCTGACTTTATACCAACATCGGGTGATAGAGGTAGGGCCATGAATCCTGGATGGGTTGATGAAGACAATAATAGAATAGTATCCCTTTACAGATATGAAAGTACAACCGAAGATACTACTTCTTTAGGTAGAGGTAGGTCATATAGAAGTGATTATGGAACTCCAATAGTAAGGATGTATTCGGATAATGGAACTGCATGGTGGGTTCAAGTAGGGTATGGAGCAGATGGGCATGCATTTAGAATTTGGAGTGATACATATAAAAATGAGTTAATTGCAAATTGGACAATAAAGTATGGTGATTATACATTGGCTAATTCAGCTAATATAGATTTTGTATTTTGGAATAGACCAGATTATTTTACACCCTCCGGGTGCACTTTATCATTTTTTGTATCTAACGATGACGGAACAACTTGGGAGTCATATAGTGGAACAGAAACAGCAGAACATAACTTTTCTTCATCAGGAAATACATTACTTTGCAAAGTGAGTGGCTCAGGAGATGTTTCAAAAAATGCTTATAAAATGGGTTATGAAAAAGATTTTATTACTTTTGGAACAAAGTATGCTTCAGAAATGAATCCGTCTATAAAGAATAGAATGACAAGATTTAAACTAAAAGGCAAAAAAATATAATATGGCTACAGTAACAGGAACACAAAGGTTATTGGATATATCTGGAAATAATATATCTACAGCGGTAAGTTTAGAAGCGGGCGGTACATTGCTTGATATTAATGGATCTGCCGGAACGTCAGGTCAAGTACTTAGTACTACAGGATCAACTGTGGACTGGGTTGCCTTACCATCAGCGGGTAATGGTACACTCACTATGACTACCAATACAGGACTTAATGGTGGTGCTACATTTACAGCTAATCAAGCTGGTAATTCTACATTTGCTGTTACATTAGATTTAACTGAAATTACATTAAGTGCTGGTTTAGATTCTGGCGCTACTTCACTTAGTTTAGATTTATCTGAATTTACAGATATGACTGCAGCAATGACTGGTACAGATGAGTTTATTGTATTAGATAGTAGTGCACAAAGAAGAAAAGCAGCTAATGAAATAGGTCTAAGTATATTTAATAATGATGCAAACTTTATAACCTCTGCATCTTTACCTACAGTAAATGATGCAACAATAACTATATCTGCAGGTACAAATTTAACTACTGGTGGTGACTTTACAACTAATCAGGGTACTAATGAAACAATTACTATCAACATGGCAACTGGTGGTGTTGGAGCTGGAAGTTATGGTTCTACATCAAATAGTACTAAGATAGATAATATTACAGTAGATGCATATGGAAGGGTAACAGCAGTAACAACTGGAGATACAGGACAAGTAAACACCGTTGCAACTGGGAATAGTTCTACTTTAGCTTCTGCTGGAACAACAGCAAAAACATTAACACCAGTAACAGCTACAGTTAGTAGTGGTTCTGCTGCATTAGCAACTGGTGCTCAAATTCAAACTGCTATTAATACAGCTGTAACAGGAGTATTATCTTACCAAGGACCTTGGAATGCAAATACAAATTCACCAACCCTAACATCATCATCAGGAACTTCAGGGTATTATTATATAGTATCTGTAGCTGGTTCAACTAATTTAAATGGAGAAACAGATTGGGAAGTCGGAGATTGGGCGGTATTTCATACTACATGGACTAAAATTGATAACACACAAGTAGGTAATGTAACAGGTAGTGGTTCATCTGGGAGAGTAGCTTTTTGGAATAGTGCATCTAACATTATAAGTGATACAGGATTAACATTTAATAGCACTACAGATGATTTAACTGTTGGGGGTGCAGTAACCTGGTCAGGTGGTGGATCAACAGAATCTAATTCAGCATATGATAATATGATTACTGGATTTAGTGATTCAGGATCTTCTACAATAACATTAACACTTACACAACAAGATGCTGGTACTTTAACTACGTCATTTAGTAATCCACAAGGTACAGTAACATCTGTAACAGCCGGAGCTGGTATGACTCAGACAGGCACTTCTACTACAAATCCCACATTAGATGTTGTGGGAGGGGCTGGTATAACAGCTAATGCAAATAATATACAAGTTGATGCAACTGTGATTAGAACCACGGGTAATCAAAATCTTGCTAATACAAAGACATTTACATCAGCAATCATTGTCCCCACCATGACAAATACTGATAATTCAACAAATGCCGCATCTACAGCCTTTGTAAAAAATCAAAATTATGCAACTTCATCGGGTGTAACAAGTGTAGGAACATCTGGTACTGTAAGTGGTTTAACACTTACAGGAGGTACTATTACAAGCACAGGTACAATAACTTTAGGAGGAACGTTATCTTTAACGTCAGCTAATGTTACAAGTGGATTAGGGTTTACTCCTTATAATGCAACTAACCCTGCGAATTATACTTCCAATTTAGGAACTACTACCGCTAGTAACACACAGACGTTTACCAATAAGTCTGGTAGTAATAATCAATGGACCAATGACGCGGGGTACATCACTTCTGCATCATTGCCAACGGTAAACAATTCTACAATCACAGTCACCACAGGAACAGGGCTTGATGGTGCGACATCCTTTACACTGAATCAAGCCGCTGCCCAAACAATAGCACTATCCTTAGACCTAAATGAATTAGGCGCAGGTGGAACATTGATTGCTACAGATAGCTTGGTTGCTGTAAATGGCACGACAAACAACAAGCAACTTATTTCATCTATCCCCCTTAGCATATTCAATAACAATTTGGGGTGGACAACCAATACAGGAACAACTACTGCAAGCAATACCCAAACTTTCACTAATAAGTCAGGCAATATTAGCCAGTGGACTAATGATTCCGGTTATACAACCAACCTAGGTGACATCACTGCTGTAACTGCTGGCACAGGATTAACTGGTGGTGGTACTTCCGGTGGCGTAACTGTAAATGTAGACTATGCAGGGTCAGGAAACCTTGTGGATGGCGCAGGAGCAGGCACTACGATAACCACGCTTGACAAGATTCTGTATGAAGATAACACTGACACAACGGTCAAAGAGATTGCAATATCAAGTCTTATAGCATTAGCACCTCAAGGAGACATCACAGGCGTTACTGCCGGTGCAGGTATTAGTGGTGGTGGGACAAGTGGTACAGTAACGGTAACCAACTCAGACAAAGGTTCATCACAGAACATATTTAAGAATATTGCAGTAAGTGGTCAATCAACAGTGGTTGCTGATAGCAATAATGACACATTAACACTAGTTGCAGCGGGTGGTATGACTATCACGACAGATGTTAGTACTGACACTATTACCTTTAATCCAAATGATGATAACAGCAACTACTATGTGAGTGGTGCATCATACTCAGGTGGAACACTTACGTTGACTAGAAATGGCCTGAGCAACTTAACGGCTACAGGCTTCCCTACCAACAACAATCAGTTGACCAATGGTGAGGGTTACACGACTAATACAGGTACTACTACGGCAAGTAATACTCAAACATTCACCAATAAGAGTGGTAATATATCTCAATGGACTAATGATAGTGGATATGCAACTGCAAATACAAATATTGGATCTATAAATCTTTCTGTACCTGCTGCAACAAGCAGGACATTAACATTAGGATCTAGTTCTACTTTATCAATACTGAATTCTTCTGGAGGTTATCTTTCAATTTTTTCAGCAGGTAATACCTACTTTGGAACTGATGTAATAGTAGCAGCTGCTTCAACCACCGCTAGTTTATTAAAGCTTAGAGGTATTTCAAGTAATGGTACTACAGCAATTTCTTTAAGAGCTCCTGACACTTTTGCTACAGGTGCAACATATATACTACCTCAACTTCCGGGAAGTGCAAATAAGGTCTTGTCTTCTACCACTACGGGTACTATGTCTTGGGTTGCAGGTGGAGGAACAGTTACAAGTGTAGGAACAGGTCAGGGTTTAACTGGTGGAACATTTACTGGTTCAGGAACAGTGTCTCCAGATTATGCAGGTGGGTCTAATATAATCCTTGCAACAACGGATGCAACAGGAACTACACTTGATGTAAATGATAAACTATTATATAGTGATGGTGCTGAAGATGTATTGTTTTGCAATGTTGATGATTTACCATTTTCTACTACACCTTCTGATGTTGGACTATCTAGTATATCAAGCAATGGAAATGTAATAACAGGACAACTTGTAGTAACAAGTAATGCTTTTTTACAAGGATCTGTTACTGTTTCTTCTACTTTATATGTTCCAGCTGCTATTGCTCATACGGGGGACACCACTACAAAAATGGAATTTACTACTGGTCAATGGACTGTATCAACCAGTGGTTCACAAAGATTGCAATGCAGTAGTTCATATACTAGAGTAAATCAAGACTTTGTTTGTACAGGTAACATTACTGCATATTTCTCAGATGAAAGACTTAAAACTAAAACAGGTAATATTGAAAATGCGTTAGATAAAATTAATTCTCTTGAGGGATTTACCTATGTTGAAAATGATTTGGCAAAATCTTTAGGTTTTGATAATAAAAAACAACAAGTTGGATTATCTGCCCAATCAGTTAACGCAGTATTGCCCGAAGCAGTGGGTCTTGCTCCAATAGATTACTTAGAGGATGAATTAAATGATGATGGAGAGTATATTTCTAAATCTGGTAAAGATTATCTTACAGTTGATTACTCTAAGCTTGTGCCACTATTAATAGAAGCTGTCAAAGAACTTACCAGTGAAGTAGCAGATTTAAAAAGAAAACTAAAATAATATGGCAGTTCCATCATCAGGCGCATTAACATTGTTGGGTATAGCTCAAGAAAGATATTATTCAACTTATGGGACTGGTTCTATTACAGGTCCGATTGTATATGAAGATCTTATTAATGGGGGAAATACTGGCGGATCAGGAATGAGTTACCCAGCTTTAAATACAGCTAGTTCATCTGTACCTACTACAACCACACCTTGGCCAATGGATGAATGGTATGATTATGATCAAAGTGCTGGGTGTACTGCAGTCACATTGGGATATGGAAGTACTGCTACTATTGCATGTGCTGCAAACGGAGCTACATACTATACTCCAGATATTACAGATATATTTAATAATTATCTATATTCTAATTCTACATGTACTACATATGCAGCTACAGGAACTTATGCTGTTTTATTACAAGGAGGTGGGGGAACACGAGGATCATGGCACAGTACAAATTTAACATGGACAAGAATGGGAACCTGTAAATAATAAAATTATGAGCAAAAAAAAGAATACACCTCTGAAAAAGAAAAAGGTGCCTTCAAAGAAAAAGGTATCATTAAAAAAGAACACGGAAGTTGTTGAAGGATTTTTAACTATGGATCAACTTGCAACAGGAACACCTGTTAAAGTTACTGTAAAAAAAGTTAGAAAACCTAAAACAAAAGTTGTTGCTAAAAAAAAGGCAGTTACTAAAACAAAAAAAATTGCTAAAGTTCCTGTTGTATTACCAGAAAAAAATCTTTATATAAAATATTACCAAGAAGTAATATCGCTAAGCACTAATGAACGGGGTTTACTTAAAGAAATAATTTTTGAAATTAGGGGTACTTTAGTCATCCCCCAATCTTTAAAACCTTATCACGAACCTAATAGTCATGCCGTGCAATCAACGTTTGTTATACCCAATCATATTGAAGATCCTATACTTACTAGAGATTATAGTACATTAACTAAAAAAGAAGTAAATCGTTTCTTAACAGAACACTTTAGAAGTGATCATTTAGCAGGTGTAAAAGAAGTAATATATAAAGAGGTTTGGCCTGAGCATAAAATAATTAATGAACTTCCTTGGAAATAAATAAAATATTACTATCTTTGTTACATAAAAATAATTTTTAAACTCCATTCCTATGGCAAAATCAAAAGCTAAAAAGCTAACATCAAAAGAACTTGCAAAAGTTAAAGAACTTCAAGGTGAAATTAATAACCTACTAATGAGTATTGGTAATGCTGAACTGGTTAAGAATCAGTT